CGCCGACGCAGAGGAGTCATTCATGGCCAGGGTGGAACAGTATTTCCAGAGCCTCGAAGTCTCACCGCAAGTCTCATGAATCTCACCCAGGACATCCCGATAGGCGCAACCTGCCATTCATGCCGCTGGTACCAAGACAACACGTGCCGCCGCCATTCACCAGATTCAACCGGATGGCCATTCACTAGCGAAGACCAGTATTGCGGCGACTGGAGCCTTCGCTACATCCGCGCCGACGACAACCGCTGGCAGCCATTCAGAGGCTAAGAAGCCATTCATAGCTTGGGTTTCCATTCATGGCTTGCGACAAAACCTATACATCCATGCCCGGGCATGGTGCAAATGCACCATCGGGCCCGCTTTTGATGCATTTGCATGGCCGCTTTGAGTGCATTGACGCTGGGGCGTAGGCGGTCAGACCGGCCACGCCGTCTAACGGTGAGTCTCACGAGTCTCACGCTGAGACACTACAAAGGCCCCAAACCGCGAACGGCTGGGGCCCGGTGACAGGGTAGCGCGGCTTACCTGGATCGTTTCCGGGCCTTGCCAGCATCCCGTCTGGGATGCCTACCAGACGGCGCGGCGTTTCCGGTTTCCGCAGGCTGAATCTGTGGATTCTGTGGAGAATCGCCTAAGACATCCTGAACCGTGAGGGTTTGGTGGCTGACCCTGGCACGCTCTAACACGGCTTCGAATCGCTCGGCCATCCTCAGACGTTCCTGGGCCGCTACCAGCGAAGGCAAGGTCTCAAGGTGCCATCTACTGGCGCCAACCTTTGATGCCTCGGCCCGATTCTCACTCAGCCACGCCAGCACAGAATCTGCGCAGGGGTGGGTCTGTGCCAACCACAATTTATCCTGCCACTCGATCACCAGACGGCGCTTTGCCTCTCTGGCATCGTCGCGGTTCTGGCGCCGTTCTCGTTGCGTGGTCCAGGATCCACCAGTCATAAGTCCTACCCGTGGTGTGGGTTATAGGGGTTTGCTCTGGCACACTAGCAGCAGACGCAAGCCAGCCGGACGGACTGTTAAGTGATACAACAACGGCAGCAGCTGGCGCGGTCTGGGGCCCATCATGGGTAGGTCGTTCGGCACATCACGCCATGGCAAACACCACACAAGCAAAAGCCAGCCCCGCTCTCCTGGAGCGCATCGACCGTCTGACGGGATGTCAAGGTCACTGGGTTCTGATTCGTGACGGCGAGCCCGAGACTGATTGCTCCCATCGCTGGCACCAGACCCCAGACGAACACCTAACCTCCTGCCTGGAGCAGAGATGGCGCGGCGTCTCACTGGGTTTCGTGCCGTCCTATTGCGGTTTCAGCGACTACAGCAACACCGGACTAGTAGGACTGGCCAATTATCGGGTCTTGACGGATCCGGACAGCACACCTGACCCCCACGGTGGCATCCTCGAAGTCCGTTACGGATGGAACGGTCGCGGCGTTGTTCTGGACGTGTTGAGGGTTCCTGATGACGTGCTGGAGTCTGTGGAGGCCCTGGAGTCTTACCCGCTGCTCAGTGAGGACGAACACTCCCAGCTTGAATGTGACGGGATCGCCGCGCTTTGGTCTGATGAGTCTGTCGCGTCTCGCGTCAGGTCACTGCAGGACCTGGGGCTCTGCATTTTTGCCGCCCGTCGTGATTCGGCACCATGGGAGCTCGACGCCCTGCGCGAATCCTTGGTTTCTTACCTTAACGAGTATCCGACTTGCGCCGCTTGACACCCGGCCGGATCCGGTTCTACACTCTCACACAAGCCACACCACGGCAAACCATCATGACTCACTGCACTTCCGACCAGCTGGCACAGTTTCCCTGGATCATCAGCTGCGACACCCTACGGGCCGAGGACCTGCTGCCTAAGTTCTGGTCAGCCGCCGAGACCTTGGCGGTCTGGCGGTCTGAACCGATACCTACCGATCTGCTGGCACCGCTGGCCCAACTTGTGGGCGAAGACTCAAGCGAGTCTGACTGGTCGGACGATCTGGCAGACCAAACACTGACCGACCTGTTCGATCTGCTGCAGGAGTGGAGCCCGACCGGCTTTGGTTTCGGCGCTTCCGAAGGTGACGGCGCGTGCTTTGGTTTTTGGATCACCGAAGACTGGCACGATGCGCTAGAGGCCCTGGGTTTCGGGAATGATGACCCGTCAGGATGGGCCGAGCTGATCAGCCGCCTAGATGCTGACGGACTGGACCCGGACAACATTGAAGACGCCTACCAGGGCCGGGCCGAGGGATGGTCAGAGGAACGGGCCGGTGCTGATTACGCTCAGCAGCTGGCCGAGGATACGGGACTCTGGGACGGTAAGGCTACGTGGCCGCACTCCTGCATTGACTGGGAGGATGCATGGCAAGAACTGGCGATGAGTGACGGCTTTCGGTTACATGACATAGGTGGCGGTGATTGGCTGGTCTTCCGGTCTGTCTGACTGGCACACTGCAGACCCTACCGGGCCCGGCCATGCTGCTAGGCCATTCAGGGTGGGCCTATGATGCATTCATTGCCATTCATGGGAGACTGTAACTGTGACAGATCAGCCGGAAGCTAACAACACAGCCCCGGAAGATCAGCCGGAAGCTGTAACAAACAAGCCGCGACCCTACGGGAAGCGTAACCCCGACGCCGTGATTGAAGAACGCCGGAAGCGTCTTTATAAGCGGCAACTGACGGGTCTGACTGTGCGCCAGCTGGTGCTAGATCATGCTGACCGTGAAAGCATAGGCGAAGTCACAGCTTGGCGTGATTGGGATGCCGTCAAACAGTGGAACGAACAGGACTGGCAGAAAGATCGGGAGTCGATAGTGTCACGTCTCCAGGGGATGCGTCTTCGGGCGATCGACGCAGCGATCAGAAAGGGCCAGATCGGCTCAGCTCAGCTGCTGATGCGCGACCTTGGCGCGGTCGTTGGAGAGGTAGCACCGGAAGCCGCAGCCGCGGCAGCGCCGACGCTGAACATCACGGTCGAAGACAAGCGGCAAGCCTGAGCCCCTGCGAGTGTTACAAAGTGTGAACGCTGGAACGCCGCAGCCTTGCCGGGTCCCATGCCGCGTCTATTGTGTGAGGGTACCACGGGACACCAACCTATGCGCACCATCGCAGCCCTGGCCCTCCTGGCCCTCGCCACATCCACCGCTAATCTGCCCCTAGCACTGGCCCTCGCGGCCGGCGGCCTGGCACTAGGCGCCACTGTTCCGGCGGACTAGTTCAACTGCATTGTATTACATTATGTTACATTATCGGTGTTTTGCCGCTTCCTAGTGTTATATTGTATGGGTGAGGGCGCAGAGGAACCCTCACCCACAACTCACCTACACCAAAGGAGAACAAATGCACTACCCCACCACCGCTCAAGTTTCTGCTCGCCTCGAACAGTACGCCCGTACTATCGCTCCCTACGTTGCCTTCGTGCTAACGCTAGTGGTTCACACGTACCACCTAGGCCGCCTGCTAGGCCGCTGGGTGCACAGTACAAACGATCTACTGGCGCGCAACTGGCCGACCCGCCCACGCACTACCGAGACTAGTACAACTGAACCACTGGCTGCCGTGATCGCTGAGACCGGCGCCGCGGTCACCACGCAGACCGTCACCACCGAGACCGTGCTGGAACTCTACGCCCAGGGCCTGAGTCAGCGCGCCATCGCTGCACAGCTCGGCTGCAGCCGCGCCACAGTCCGCCGTCGCATGGCTGCCACTGCCTGACCCCCACCGACCCCCGAGGCGACAGCGGCCCACCGGCCCATCGCCTCCCCCGGCCGGGGGTAGGGTCCGGCGACGGGCGGCGCGCGGCAGCGCATAGGGAACCTACTGACACATTCTCAATTCTTCTTTCTGTTACACACGCCCAAGGGGGGCAGGGGTTCAATTCTCTGTACTACCCTAGAAGGTACCCCTAAAAATACAAATGCCCGATTCTGCTGGTGCGCTAACCCTGAGATACGCCCAGGGCGAAGTATTTTCCAGCCGCAAACGCTTCAGAGTATTGGTAGCCGGCCGCCGCTTCGGAAAAAGCTACCTCTCATGTATCGAATTGCTGCGTGGGGCGATCGAGCGACCGGGCGAAACATTCTTCTACGCGGCCCCCACATACCGGATGGCGAAGGACATCGCCTGGAAAGTAATGAAAAAACTCGTCCCCAAAGCCTGGATCAAGAGCAAAAACGAGACCGACCTCAAGATCGAGCTGGTGAACGGCAGCACGATTGAGCTAAAAGGCACCGAAAACGCCATGGCCCTACGCGGCCGAAGCCTCGCTGGCGTGGTCCTCGACGAAGCCGCCTTCATGGACGCCGAGGTCTGGTTCGAGGTCATCCGCCCCGCCCTCGCCGACAAACAGGGCTGGGCCCTCTTCATCTCCACGCCCGACGGCACCGCCAGCTGGTTCTACGACCTCTGGTGTTACTGCGAAAACGACGACCCGGACTGGAGCCGCTGGCAATTCACCACCATCGAGGGCGACAACGTCCCCCCAGAGGAAATCGAGGCCGCCCGCGCCCAACTCGACGCCCGCACCTTCCGCCAAGAATTTGAGGCCAGCTTCGAAAATCTCAGCGGCCTCGTCGCCATCAGCTTCGCCGACGACAACATCGACAAGCTGGTCCAAGACCTCCCAGTCCTCCCCCTCCTCCTGGGCGTCGACTTCAACATCGACCCCATGTCCGCCGTCTGCGGCGTCAAAAAAGGCGACGTCCTCTGGATCTTCGACGAGGTCATCATGACCGGCGGCGCCACCACCTGGGACCTCTGCGAAGAAATCCAGTCCCGCTTCGGCGTGGAACGCCGCATCATCGCCTGCCCCGACCCCACCGGCGGCGCCCGCAAAACCTCCGGCGTCGGCGCCACCGACCACAACATCCTCCGCAAGTCCGGCTTCACCGTCTCCAGCCCCCGCTCCCCCTGGAAAATCCGCGACAAGATTACCTGCGTCAACACCGCCCTCCTCGACGCCTCTGGAACCCGCCGCCTTTTCATCCACCCCCGCTGCAAGGAACTCATCAAATCCCTCCGCACCCTGACCTACGCCCCCGGCACCGGCCTCCCCAACAAAAACCTCGGCGTCGACCACGCTTTCGACGCCCTCGGCTACCTCTGCCTCCAAACTTTCAACCTCGCCAAACCAGAATCCCTCGGCAAGACCAACTATCGTGTGTGGTAACCCACCTGGGACGTTATGGCCGCCAAAAAACCCACCAAGGCCCAGAAAAAAGTCTCCAAAGTCATGCGCGAGTACGGCAAAGGCGAACTCCACTCGGGCAGCAAAAAAGGCCCCGTGGTCAAATCCCGCAAACAGGCCATCGCCATCGCCCTCTCCGAGGCTGGCATGTCCATGCCCAAGAAAAAATCCACCAAAAAAGGTAAAAAATAATGGCTAAACCCGGTCTCTACGCCAACATCAACGCTAAGCGCAAGCGCATCGCTGCCGGAAGTGGCGAAAAAATGCGCAAACCCGGCTCCAAAGGCGCCCCCACCGCCGCCGCCTTCAAAGCCTCCGCCAAAACCACCAAAAAACGGGGTAAATAATGCCCTCCGCCAACGAAAGGCTCCAAAGCTACGAAACAATCACCTTCGACACGCTAACTTCCCCTGGAACTAGCGAAAGTGCCATCGGCTACTCCGCCTCGGCCATCAGCTTCCAGGTCGAAGTCAGCGGCATCGGCACCAACGTGATTATTCGCCTGGAAGGCAGCCTCACTGGCGTCAACTACTACAACCTAAACACCAACGGCGACATCACCCTTACCGCCAACGGCACCTACGGCTACTTCCTAAACGCCCCCGGCAAGTTTGTCCGCGTCCGCCTAGTCAGCTCCCTCGGCGGCACTCCCTCCATCACCACCTACGCCGAGGCCATCTAATGGACTTACTCGTCCACGCTCCCTCAACTGCTGTCACCCTAACCAGCAGCGACGTTGCCACTGGAGCCACGGACGCCTTCGGCCGCCTCCGTACAGCAGCCCCCCTCACTCTTTTCGACTCCAGTCACCGCTACAAGGACAACGGCCTCTGGGCCACATCCACCGCAACCGGCGGCACCTCAACCTTCGACGCCAACGCCGGCCTCGTCAACCTCGCCGTAACCACCAGCTCCGGCTCCGAGGTCATCCGCGAAACCACCAAATGCTTCTCCTACCAGCCAGGCAAATCCCTGCTGGTGATGTCCACTTTTGCGATGAGTCCGGCCAAAACCGGCCTCCGCCAGCGCGTCGGTTACTACGGTGCCGCCAACGGCATGTACCTCGAACTCGCCAATAGCGCCCTCTCCTTCGTCGAACGCAGCTCTTCCACCGGCTCCCTCGTCGAAACCCGCATCCTCCAGTCCGCCTGGAACATCGACCCCATGGATGGCACCGGCCCATCCAAACTAACCCTTGACATAAGCAAATCCCAAATTCTATGGATGGACGTCGAATGGCTTGGCCTTGGAACTGTCCGCCTCGGCTTCATCATTAACGGCAAATTTGTCCACTGCCACTCCTTCCACCACGCCAATCTAATCACTTCTACCTATATAACTACCGCTTCACTCCCCCTTCGCTACGAAATCACAAATACTGCCTCCACAGCAAGCACTAGCACCCTCAAACAGGTCTGTTCAACTGTACTTTCCGAAGGCGGTTACGAACTCCGCGGCCTCCAACAAGCCATTGGCACAACAATAACTTCGCCTCACGCGCTAGCCACAGCAGGCACATACTACCCAATCATCTCTTTACGCCTCAAATCAACCGCATTAGATGCGATTGTAATCCTTACCGCCTTATCCATACTGGCCGCCTCAGCCAACGCAAACTACAACTGGCAAGTAGTTGCTTCCGCCACAACCACCGGAGGCACGTGGACAAGCGCCGGCACCGATTCCAGCGTCGAATACAACCTGACTGGAACAGCAACAACCGGAGGCCGCATCCTCGCCCAAGGCTATTTCAGCTCCACAAACCAGAGCACAGCCTCCGTGGACATCCTCAAAGAAGCGCTGTTTAAATTCCAGCTGGAACGCAATGGCCTCACAGCAACCCCCTACGAGCTAAGTCTTGTTGTCACTGCCAGCGTGGCAACGTCTAACGTACACGCATCCATGGATTGGGAGGAAATCAGCCGCTAATGGCCATCCAAACAATTAACGGCGGTTGCGTCCAGATCGACATCGACGCAGAAGACGGCCTAACCCACGCCACCTTCGTCTTCAAAACCCCCTCCCTCCCCGAAACCCTGGGCGGCTTCGTCACGATGCTCGCCCACGGCATCGAAATCCTGGTACCCCTGCCCGACCCCGACGACGAAGAACCGGAGGAAGAAGATGATTGAGTATCGCGGCGAACGCTTCGAGGGCTACAACAAACCCAAGCGCACCCCCAACCATCCCACCAAATCCCACGCCGTCCTCGCCAAAGAGGGCAGCACCATCAAACTCATCCGCTTCGGCCAACAGGGCGTATCTGGCTCACCACCACGAAAAGGAGAATCAGCAGCAGACCAGGCCAGACGGGCATCATTCAAAGCAAGGCACGCCAGTAACATTGCCCGTGGGAAGATGTCCCCGGCGTACTGGGCGGACAAGACGAAGTGGTGACACGCTCCTGCGCGTGAATCCAATCTTTTAACTCCGCCACATACCACCGCAAATCCTGCGCCTTCGCCGCGTGCCACCCACTCCCACTGGAGCGATATAACTCCTCGTGCCTATCAATCGCATCCAGGCACTGTTTAATCAGCGCGTTCCACGGGCCCCGCACAGGCGTATCCCACTCGCGCACGGATCACCTCTCGACAGCTAGTGCCAAAATAGGTACAAAGTAGGAGTCCAGCCGTGGTCTACAGCGCCAACATCCCGCCCACTGGCGCTGTAGTCAGCGAATCCCCATTTGTCCGCAGCCTCGACGTCATCGCCATGATGCCGGACTGGGCCGTCATGGCCGCCGTCACCCGCGGCACCAACTATCTACGCGACCTCAGCGAAACCTACCTCCCCCAGGAACCCCGCGAAGACGAGGACGCCTACCAAACCCGCGTCGACCGCAGCGTCCTCAGCCCCTACACCAGCCGCCTCATCGAAACCGCAGCTGGAGCCATCCTCCGCAAACCCATCCACATCGAAGGCGACTCCTACTGGCTGGAACTCGCCCAAAACATCGACGGCCTCGGCTCGAACATCAACGAATACGCCCGCCGCGCACTGGTAAGCAGCCTGACCTACGGCCACAGCGCCATCCTCGTCGACTACCCGGCCGCCGCCGCAGTCCTCAACCTGGCCGAAGAACGCGCCCTGGGCCGCCGCCCCTACTTCGTCCACGTCGACGCCCCCCAAATCTGGGGCTGGCGCAAAGAACCCGTCACCAACCGCCTCCTCCAAGTCCGCATCCACGACTACGACGTCCGCCCCCTCAACGACTTCGGCGAAGAACAAGTCGAGGAAATGCGCGTCATCTACCCAGGCCGCTACGACCTCTACACCCTCGGCCAAGACGTCGTCGAATTCACCTCCAGCGGCGGCTACAGCCTCACCGAAATCCCCCTAGTCCCCATCTACAGCAACCGCCGCGGCCTACTCATCTCCCAGCCCCCGCTGCTGGACATCGCCAACCTCAACATCACCCACTACCAACGCCAAGCCGACCTCATCCACGCCCTCCACATCGCCGCCATGCCCACCCTCGTCTTAGAGGGCTGGGACGACACCACCGGCAGCGCCACCATGGGCGTCAACTACGCCATCGCCATGCAACCCGGCAACAAGGCGTACTACGTCCAAGCCGACGCCACCAGCTTCGACGCCCAAATGGCCGAGCTGGAATCCTTGGCATCCCAAATGTCCACATTGGGCGTCACCAAACTCTTCGGCCAAAAATTCGTCGCCGAGTCTGCCGAGGCCAAGCGCATCGACCAGGCCCAATCCAACAGCGTTCTCTCCATCATCAGCCAAGAACTCGAAAGCGCCCTCAACCAAGCCTTCGCCTTCGCCGCCCAATACGTCGGCATGGAACCCCCCGAAATCACGATCGACCGCGACTTCGACTACTACCGCCTGATCGGCCAAGACGTCGCCGTTCTCAGCCAACTCAACGCCGCCGGCAAAATCAGCGACGCCATGCTGCTGGAGATCCTCCGCCGCGGCGAAGTCCTCCCCGACAACATCAACATCGAAGACGAACTGGAAGCCTCCACCACCAACGCCCTGGCACTACCCGAAACCGCCGAGAACAGCGGCGACGAGGACATGGAAGACCGCGTCGAGGAACTCAGTTCTTAACTGCTAAACTACAACCGTCCAAGTAGTACACAACCGTGCCCGAAGACCCAACAGCACCAGCGACTCCCGTGGAGCCTGTTGCCCCTCAGCCCGTGGCTGAAAACCCGGACCTCAGCTCCCAAGTTGAGGCCCTTCGAGCCAAAAACCAGGAGCTTATCGCCGAGCGCCGCAAGGACCGCGAAAACCGCGAAACCCTCCAGGCCCAGATCGACGAACTCCGCACCGCCCAAGAAACCGCCAAAACCGCCAAACTCGCAGAATCCGGCGAGTTCAAAACACTCTGGGAAGAAGCCCAACAAACTGTCGCCGACCTCAAACAACAACTCGCCGCAAAAGAATCCGAAGTCGACCAAATCCGCCAAGGATTCACACAAGAACAGGTCAAATCTGCCGCCATCGCCCAACTCTCCCAGGCTGGTGCGCTGGCGCCCGATCAGCTGTATCGTTTATTGCAGGAGAACCTTCGTGCCAAAGAAGGGCAGCCCGTGGCTGTCGTCGGCGGCGTCGAAGTTCCGGTTGGCGAATATATCGCCAACTTGAAAAACCCGGGCAGCGGTTACGAGCATCATTTTGCCGCCACGAACCGCGCCGGCATGGGTGTAGCAGGCAGTGCCCGCTCCACCGCCCTCCCCGGCCAATCCAACCCCTGGTCCAAGGAGTCCTGGAACATCACTCAGCAAATGATGATGCTCGCCAGCGACCCCGACAAAGCCAGGCTGCTCAAAGCCGAGGCAGGCATCAACTAGCCCCTGTGGGGCACCTCCCCAACCCGACTCCACTGGAGCTAAACCATGTCTTCCTTTACCGGCAACTACGGGGGAACGTTCCTCTCGAACTTGGTTGCCCGCCCCGAATTCCTTCAGTACACCGCCGAGGGCATCTTCGAGCAATCGAAGTGGATCCAAAGCGGCATCGTGCAGCGCAACGCTGCCCTGGACGCCCGCAGCGGCGGCACCCGGGTCCGCGTGCCCTTCTTCGACCCCATCGCCCCCACTGAGACCCAAATCCTCAGCTCTAACGGCTGGGGCGGCACCAGCGCCGGCTACCTCGTTCCCCAGAACGTGACCGCCGACGAGCAAATCATGACCATCCTGCACCGTGGCTTTGCCTACGCCGCAGATGATCTGAGCAAGCTCGGCTCGGGCGCCGACCCCCTGGCCCACGTCCGCAACCAGCTGACCGCCGCCATCAACAAGCTGAAGACCGCCACCCTGGCAGCCCAACTGCTGGGTCTGTTCGGTCCCATCGCTGGCAACGGCGTCCTCGGCCCCAACCAGGTGAACAAGTCGTTCGCTGGTGTCCCCGGTTCCATGACCGAGGCCAACTTCCTGAACGTTGCCAACGTGGTTGCCACCAAGGCAGTCCTCGGCGAGCGCGGCGACGAACTTGACGCCATCGCCATGCACTCCAACGTGGCCTACTACCTGCAGCAAGTCGGGATGCTGACCTTCAGCACCTCGGCCTTGTCCACCGGTGGTTCCATCACTTGGGGCGGCGGCGGTGTGGGCGTGACCCAAACCGAAGTTGCCACCTTCGCGGGTCTGCGCGTCGTCATCGACGATCAACTGACCGCCCTCACCGGCGGCACTGCCACCCACGCCAAGAAGTACCCCGTGTACCTCTTCAAGTCCGGCGTGGTTTCCGAGGGCATCCAACAGGACCTGCGCCTCGCCGCCGACCGCAACATCCTGTCCATGCAGGACGTTCTGGCCGTTGACTACCACTACGGTTACCACATCACCGGCACCAAGTGGGCCGCCGCTGGCGACAACCCGAACAACACCAGCAACAGCGGCAACCTCGCCGCCACCGAAAGCTGGAACCTGGTGTTTGCTACCACCAAGATGGTGCCTGTGGCCCGTCTGCTGGTCAACACCCCCTTCGACACCAGCGCCTACGCCTGATTCCAGGCCTAGACATCAAAAAGGCCCCCGAGTTGGGGGCCTTTTCTTTGTGCTCATTTCCCTTCAATCCTCTTTTTTTCCTGCCTCTCGAACAATTCCACGGTGTTGATCGCCATCTTGTACGACTGCAAAAACACCTGGTTCAGCACGTCATAACTGACCTGCAACTTTGCCGAAATCTCCGGCACCGTCAAACCATCTTCTTCATGCAGTCTCCGGGCCTCCGGCACTACAACATCCAGAGTCCGAATCTCATTTCCAGGTAGGAACGACGAGACCTTATCCGTCTTGGCCTCTAGGCTGGCCTCGGCAGTTTTACGAGCGGGCATGGCAACAGTTCGCCTTTACATATCACAGGATAACCGCCTCTGGCACGAAGACGTCCCCCACGGAGCCCACTTAGAGCGCGTCGCCGACCTCGAAATGTCCGGAGCAACCGTTTACCACGCCTCCATCTTGAGTCAACCCAAGAAACAAAGAAAACTCACAACCGAGGCTAGACTCAGACAAAGACTGTACTGACCGTGCCTGCCGCCATCGACGCAACCTTGTCTGGCGCCAACGCCAACTCGTATGTGACGCTCGCGACTGCTAACGCCTACTTCGAGACGGTCCCCGACTCCTCCACCTGGACCAACAAGACCGACGACCAAAAGAACCGCTCCCTAATCTCCGCCACCCGCTGGATCGACGGCCTGAGCTTCTACGGCGACCGCTGCACCACCACGCAAGCCCTGAAGTGGCCCCGCGAGGACTACACAGTCGACGGCATCGACCTCGCCTGCACCCTGATCCCGGACCCGATTAAAACCGCCACCTACGAGCTGGCCCGGGCCCTCGCCAACGACACCGACGCCATCACCGGCACCACGGGCACAACAGGCATTTACGACGAAGTCGAACTCGGCGACCTCAAAGTCAAGTACAACAAAACTTCACAAACCAGCGGCGTCATCAACAACGTCTTCGACGTCTACCCCTGGCTCCAGTCCTACCTCGGCCCCTACTGCATGGGCGGGGCCGCCAACTACGCCGTCCGCCTATTCCGAGGATGACATGAGCCTCGTCGACACCACCTTCTCCACCATCCCGGCCTCCCTCCTATCCGACTGGGGCCAAAACCTCACCTACCTAAAGACAGGTTCCGACAGCTACAGCACCTCAACAGGAACCGTCACCAGCACCGACACCTCTGTCACAGTCCGGGCCCTCATCAGCCAGGCAAACCCCGAAGAGTTCGAGGGCTTTTATCAAACCAACGACCTAAAAATCACGATTGGAGCCGCCGAACTAGGCGACTACTACCCCAACGTCCGCGACCGCATCCAATACTCCGAAGCCGCCGTCACCAAAGTTGGCCGCATCATCAGCGTCAAAACCTACCGCGCCGAATCCCCCATCCTCCACATTCTGCTGGTGCGCCCCCAATAACGGCCATGAAAGACCTCCAAAAACTAAAAAAGGATCTCGACGCCATAGCTGGATCACTTGTTCTCGGTGGTCCCACCCTGTGCGCCCAGAAAGTTGTTGCTGACCTGCAACAAGTAGGCCCCCAGTGGACTGGCCGCTTCTCCAACTCTTGGCAGATCCGAGGCCCCCAGGGTCAAACAGCCCGCGGCGACGGCCAACCCGGAAAACCACGCCCCATCGTGTTCCAGTCCGCCCCCTTCACGGGCCTCCAAGCCTTCCGCATCGCCTACCGAACCTTCACAACAAAGGACAAAGTTGTTTTCACGATCTCAAACTTCTCCCCCTACTCCGACCAAGCCCGCGACCTAACGCCCTTTCGTCCGGAAGAATCTCCTGATACGCGTCCCATCAAACCTACACGTCGAGGAATTCGACCTGTGGGAGGCCGCCGAGGCGAGCTGTCAGGCGGCAGCGGCCCCAACAAAGCAACCGCAATCCTCGACTGGTACAGCCACTACCTAGGCGGCGGCCAGATCAACAAAACCATCCAGGTCACAATGGATGGCCTTAATATCGGCTTCCGATGAACTACCAATCAATCCGAGCCGCGCTCGAAGGCCCCCTAATCGCCACCTACAACGCCCTGTCCCCGGCGGTTCCCGTCTACTTCGACAACGTCTTCAACTACGACACAGATGCCGTCGACGAATTCGTCCACGTCAACATCCAGTTCGGCCTAACAACAGAACCCACGCTTACCACCAGCAACGACTTCGTCCGCGGCGTCATCGTCGTCCGCATCCACACCCAAAAGGGCAAAGGCGCCTCCCGCAACCAAACCCTGGTCGATCGAGCCTTCACCGTCCTCCAGACACTCAACAA